CTTACCCACTTCCCTCGCTTCTTCTCGGGCGTCTATCTGTGACTGCTCCACACCTTTAAGCTGCATCTGATACTGGAACTCTACCGCCATCAGCTGTTGCTTAAGGGCCGCTTCATTCTTCATCTTTTCTATAGACATAGCCGCTTCAGCTTGAGCAAGCTGCATCTTAGCTTGCATCTCCATCTGTGACTTTTGCATAGAAGCTTGTGCAGCCATCTGTTGTGACTGTTGATTTACTTGCGCTTGCATCTGTTGCTTTTGAGCCTCCATCATTTGCTGCTGCTTCATCTTCTGCTTCCTCTTAACTTTTAGTAATTGATTGGCCAGTTTAAGGTTTTTTATTTGCCTAATATCTATAGCATCTTCTAAGCTAATATCTTTTTGTGACAATGCCATTTGGATATTAGCCTCCAGCTGACCCTTCTGTTCTTCATCAGGAGACATCTGGATAAAAATACCGAAGTCGTAGATATATAAGTTTTGTATCTGCTCAAGTATACCGAGATTATATTTACCTACTTGCATAGCAAACTCATCACGGAAGTCTGCATACTCTAATACATCGGCTATACGTAGAGACAAAGCTTCTGCAATAGTTTGAGTTATAAATAGGCTCGCTTGAAGTATATGCCTGGTTGCTGTATTAGAGTTTAATGCTGCCAACTTCTGAACTCCCAATAAAGAATTAGGGTCTGGTTTTGAACCGTCACGAGCTTCATTAAGGCCTGTTACCCCACGTATCATGTCAAGGTAGTGGTTATAATTGCCAATAAGCATTTGTAATTTACCACCTCCACTGTTAGACGTGAGCTGCGTAATAGGAACTTTAGCGTTATTAAACTCACCATCTTGAGTATAGCTTCTACCTACCACACTACCTGTTTGGAAATAAAGGCGTAAAGCATCTTCAGGATTATATGCGTTACCAGTTCCTAAGTCAACTTCGTTTAAACCATCAGCATCTATGAACACCCCGTCAGGAACTACGCGAGCTACAACTTGTTGAATCTTCAGATGTGTCATCTGAATAAGGTCCGCGAAAGGAATCATTCTTCTAACTAAAGATTCGACTACTCCTTTATACATACGAGGCGCACAAGCCACATAATTAGACATAGCAAACTGATTTGCTGAATTTGGTCTCACCATGTTTTTCATCATATCCCACTTAAGTACAATGTTAGTACCCATAACCATAACGCCCTCATACCAAACATCAATACGCTTCTCTACTCTTTCAAACTTACCTTCCTCCATCATTTCTTCTGGCGGATTAAACTGGTCGTCCTTTTCTACAGTTTTAAAGCTACCGTCTTTCATAGCTTTCTTTTTGTATACGAAGCTATTTGTAGTCTTGTAATTAAAATAAAGAAGCGTGCATGTGTCACGAGCAAACATGCTATTCTCGTACATCGCTGCTACATTGTAATAATCGTACCACGATTGGCTGTACTTAGATATCTCCTCTAAATCTTTAGGTGTAAGATCCGGATTGATTTTTAACACCTCGGTAATAGGAATGGTTTTTAACTCACCCCAGTAAAAGCAATCTTTAAAGTATGGATCTTCAGTATAACTGTATACCACATTAGCTGGATCTACATACTCTACCCTTACGCCGTCGCCTTCTTGGAATACATGCTTAGCCATACCAATTCCTAAAGTAGTGATGTCATAATCAACACGCTTGCGAGTATCATTATAATGACTCTCTTCTAACATAGTGTTAATAGCAATCTCATTGGCAATCTCAATAGAAGGTTTATAATTGAGTTGCATATAAAGCTCCATCTCGGTATCGTTTTCCGGGAGATTATCTGAATTAACTTCAAATGGATCTACCCCAAAATCTTTTTTAATTTGATTAAACAGATCTTGAGAAACCATGTTTCTTTCTACCATGTTTTGAAAGGTGTTACGCTTTTCAGCAGATAGTGGATCTTGAGCATAACACTGAACATCAAAAAGCCTGTCCGACATGCCGTTTACTACAATGTCAACAAACTTAGGAATAATAGGTACAGGAGTCCAGTCTAAGTTAAGATAAGATAAATCCCCATCTATAGCTAATTCATTTTTATATTTAGCTACTGACTGCTCTCCCCTGGCATACAAGCGTAATTTATGGAACTCTAAAAATTGATTGTAAAATCTACATGACAATCCATCTCTCCTAAACCATTCGTATTGAATAGCCTGCCCTACCTGTAACCCAAATTCTTTTTTTGCCTTGTCTGAATCTGAAACAAATTGATCGGGAAAGGAGGCGGAGGTAATATCTATTTGTATTCCCTTCATCTAATTAACTGACTTGTTGTACTGTTGTTGTTATATTTTGCAAAGTTAATGCTTATTTTTGATTTTTGTTTAGCAGGGGTGTATAAATGCTTTTGGTTAGCCATTATAGCTAAGCCACTGCTTATCGAGGCATCAAACTTAGTTCTGTTGTTTATATCAAACTTAGCCCAGTCCTCTAAGGTACGACGAAAAGACATAGTCCCCATGTCCTCTTGAGTTCGATATTCTCCTGCTATATCTATACCCACATGCTTTTCTATGTAGGACTCTATAGCTGCCGCATGCGATTGCTTTACGTCTTCCGAAGTGTTAGGTATTCCACCCAATTCTTTTTCTGTACGCGAGAGCTTTGTGTATACTTTATCCGGACGGTTTAAAGAAAAACCTCTGTACCCTCTATTTTTCAGATGATACAAGAGACGGGGTTTGTTGTTCTCACACAGGATAGGCATACCATAAAAAACCATCGCCATAAGCACTTCCTCAAAAAATATCTCTGCGGTTTGTGGGCGGGCTATATATTCCAAGAAAAACTCATTGCTTGGAGCTTCATCCATATTAAACTTCGTAAGGCCATGCAAAGATCCATTAGATCCCTTTCCTACTACCACCCCAGATATATCATAAGAGTCACACCCAAAAGATCCTAAGTGTTCATTACCTGGATATTTTCTACCATTTCGCACCTCTACCCTGTTTTGTAAGTGAGGAGGCGGAGTCCATCCTACTAAAAATCTACCACGCTTATCAGGAGACCATATTACCGTAGAGTCTTTTATACCATCCTTCCAACGAAAAGAACCCTGCGTGAGGTGGTGGTCCATTATTAAAGAATCGTTATAATCTATCTGCTGATATATTTTAGTTAGATTAAAAATAGACTGCTTGCTTTCATCTCGGAAAGCGTGAGACTCGCTACGCGGAAACTGTCTGTAGAACTCATTAAGAGCATCGGGGTCTTGTGAAAGTGAAGACACCTCATTCTCCCAGTAGTCTATAGCGCCTATGTTTATCTCTTCCCCATCAATCCCAGCTATAGGCTTAGGCGGAGTACGCAATACAGGCATACCATATAAATCTATAAACCCTTCCATATTCCATTCCATAGGAACGAATAAGCAATACATACCGCTTTTAGTCTGACCGTTGGAGTTGCGCTTGGTAGGGAAAGAGTCTTCGTATAAAGCTTTAAAGTTTCTGCCTCCTTTATCTAAAGCGTTAGAGGTAGAGCCCATCATACACTTACCTATAACCTTACTTCCCAAACGAAGACACGTTTTTGTTACACGCCAGTTGTTCAGGATGTTATCGGGTTTATCCCACTTACCACTCTCATCATGCAGGAGCAGCTGTAGCTTCTCTCCATCATAACTATTGTCTCCCGTGTTCTTCCAGTCTATAGTAGTATCCAGTCCCTCCAACTCTTCCTCCTCGACCTCATACATGTTTTTCTTTGTAATCTTCGAAGCAGGAACACGATAAGCAAGTTCTGTCTTAGGCTTATCCATTCCATCCTGTATCGGTTTAAAGAAGAAGGGATAGTTATTAGATATAGGTACCACCTTATCGGTAAACATTTTTTTCGCATCTGATCCTGTTTTGGAAAGTATTCCTATCCGTGAGTCTTTAGTTATAGTGGCTTGGTTTACGCCTTCGCTGGAGCTCATAAAAGAAAATCCCGAACGACGTATCTTCAAGTAACACATCCCAAAGCTACGCTTATCAGCTTTACATGCTTCCCAAAAGATATAAAAAATTCTATTAGCTTCCCGGAAGTCAGGATGCCCCACATCTATCTTCGTCCATTGGAGGTACATATAATGCGTTCCTGTTATATATGTAGGGATCCCGTTGTTTAAAAACCAGAAACCTTCCTCACGCCTATCGAACTCCGACTCTATATATTCCACCCACTTAGACTTAAAAGTATTTGGGGTAGCGTGCCATTGGAAAATAGATTTAATACGCTTAAGGTCTTTACTGTATTCAAAAGGCTCCCAGTGCTGTTCTTCTTTTTTCTTAGAACGAGAATAGACTTCTTTTGGAGCTTTGGGCAAAGCCACTCTTAAACCATTTATTTCATATACCTCTCCTATCTCGCCCGTCTTAGAGATAACCACGACGTCATATTTTGAATCATAACCATAAACCCATGTGCGGGCGCGGTTTTTATTTACCACCACATGTTTAGGTATAGCTTTTTCTACTACCCTATATAAACTATTTTGATCTTGACTCGGCAAATCCTTTCGGGGTGTGTGTTTTATTTTCTAAAGGAGCCCCATCTAAAAGAGCTTTCTCTTCTTCTATTCTTTTTAATATCTCAAAAGCATCCATGATGCAAAGCTTCTTGGTAGCCGCTGCGTTCTTTAATCTATCCGCAGCCAACTCATCGTCTTTATCAAACTTAATAATATCTTCTTTAGCCACCTTAACTAACTGTCGCACAGCCTTTTCGCCTGCCTCTATGATCTGCAATTTAATCTCCTTGGTGTCCATCTTCTTCAACGCTTTCTTTCATTTTAGCCAAAGCTTCTTCATACCCTGGCATAAGCTTTAAAAGGTTTAACGTCCCCACAGCCAAGGCTCGGGTTTGTTGCTCCTCTAATATAAGCTTTTTTAAATTTTCTGTTATAGACTCTGTGTTAGTTTTTAGAGCCGATATATTTTTCTGTACTCCCATATTAATTAAATTTATAAAACATTACAAAAACTTGTCTTCCTTCTTTCCAAGATACATTAGGATACTTGCTATGAAAGTAAGACGACGGATAAGATATCAAACGATTTCTTTCATAACCTATGACAGAACTTAACCTCCATCTCTCGAGATCCTCGGCGTCTACGCTTATCATACTGTCATACTCTTCATCTGTTATTCCTTTAGGAATTTCTCTACCGTAGTGATTGTGTTCCCATAGAGCTGTGCCATGAAGATCTTCAAGCTCTCGTGGAGACATATAAAGTACAAGTGCTCTATCTGGTTTTTCTCCTTTAATATTCAAGTCGGAATGTATACGCCATGCAACATCTAACTCATCGGTAGCTTCTCTGAAAAAAGAAAGGATGTTTACTACCTGACGGTTTTCTATTACCGTTAACCTATCAACCATGTATTGGGTAAAGTCATCAGGCGATTCTTTTATATAGAAGTCTTTTTCTCCCGAAGTATTTTTTACAAATGGCCCGCTATGCAGGTAAGTAGTAGCAGCATTAAAAATGGCTGAATCTAAAAAGTCATCGATTACATATATCATAATACCATCATTATGTTGTTAGTAAACATGCGATAAAGTTTTTCCCCATCTACATAAAAAGTATACTCACTCTCAGGTTCAAAAGATATCTCGGCGCCTTCTTGTACCCCCAACTCTTCAAGTTGCTTGTTGCCATATTTAAGTATTCCCACTAAAGGTTCTTCCCCTCTTTTGTAAATAACAGAATCTTTAGCAGGGACAGGCTTAATAAAACAATACTTATCATGTGAGTTCCAGCGGGTACCATCGTGGTGCATAAAGAACTGATCCATCTCCACAAAAAACATATTGTCTCTAAAGTAACTCTTCCCGCTTTTTTCCCTACCCTTCATGTCGTTATAATACTTAAATACGTTATGATGAACCAGTAGAAGGTCGCCCTTTTTTATAGGTCCTGTATATTTAAGCGGGGTTTCTACTACCGTAGCAAAACGATTGGATGCGGTATGATCTTCTTTAGATACACTGGTGATAAAGTCTACACCCCCTATCTCCTTAATATTATCGTACCTCCTTTCGTTGTATGCTTTTACTATAAAGCTAAAAGGAGATTGCATTAAAAATTGATATTAAATTCTAAAGAGATGGGTAGAGTTTTTCTAAACTCTTTCCACAAATATATCTCCTCAGCCTTTTGTATCCAAATTTTATAGCCTTCGTCATGATCTTGAATGAGATGGATGATATGACTACCGCCCAAAACTTCTTGCCCTACGATGTAATGCATGGCACCAGACTTATAGTCTGCGCCGATTGATATTTTCCTGATGTCCATTTCATTTTATTTTAATTACGCTGCTCCCTGGAATCTGCATGTTAATCCCATGGTCATTTGTTTATTGGAATATGTAGTGTCTGACCTCCAGGTTATCATAGCTCTATCACCTGCTATAATTTCATTAGCAGTACCAGCGGCTACTGTAAGGTTTCCTGTTGCAAGTACACCTGAAGTAATAGCAATAGTGCCAGTGGCTAACGGTGTAGCATTAGCCGTTCCTCCAGTTTCTGGAACCTTCCATACGTCTATTGTAACGTTGCATGTTTGATCAAGGAGAACTTGATAATCAATTTCACATACTGCAGTCTTAGGGTATGAAGTAATGCAACCCCCATCTCCCGCATTTCCAAAATATATATTCTCCATAAGCCTATCATTCGTAATAGCTAACGTAGATGGAGCTATAGCTCCGTGAGAAACAATAAAGCTTTGAGCAGGATTAGCACCTCCAAAGTCTGTAACGCCTCCATTTATCATATAGTCTCCTGCTGTTACAGTAAACTTGCCGTTCAGAAATTTAAAATATGCCGACCATTGGGGGGTTCCTGCTGCCGTTGCCCACGTCCCATCGCCTCGTAAAAAAGTACTACCCGTTCCTCCAGAAGGGACGTGTCCTACATTGCCTCCTCCACTATAAGAATGTGGCGTAACAACGACAGCTCCTGTAGTAGGAGTAATAGTTTGTGGGGTTCCCGTAGATACTGATGACGCAGCACCTGTAACAGAAGTAACACCCGTACCTGTTGGTGTAGCCCATGAGCCATCACCACGAAGGAATGTAGAGGCGGTGCCTCCCGCAGGAACAACGCCTATAAGACTTGACCCCGCATAGATACGTTGCGTAAGAGTCACGGCCCCCGCAGCAGTTGAGGCAACCAGTGGTAACGACGGTACTGTAGCTAATGTTGGTGCGGCTGTAGTTACACTTACTAATCCATATGCAGATAAATCTGACCAAGCAACTCCTGTAGCTGTAGACGTTAATACTTGTCCCAACGTACCAGTTCCCGCTCCGTCAAAAAGTGAGCCGCTCAATACCACTCCGGCTGTAGTAACTAAAGTTCCATTGGCACTAAATGTATTGGTTCCACTAAACGTATTATCACCTGCAGACACAATATTTGAAGTGGCATCTAATGTTAATGGAGAAGTAGCCGTTAAGCTTATACCCACACCTACTGCCGTATTACCGGCAGTAAGAACTTGTTGCAGTGTAGGCATCGATTGTGTTGGTATACCTGTAGACCATTCAACCCCCGTGCCTAATGCATTAACAGTAAGTATCTGCCCCGCTGTTCCCGTAGCGCCACTGTAGTCATTGATAGCAGCTGTAGCTCCCAAGTTCAAAACAGAAGTAGCTCCAGAAAGGTTTATGTTTCCTGACGTTGTAATATCGCTATTCACAGCTAACGTCATGTCGGTGCCATTACTTAAAGCAAGAGTCTGCGACGCTCCATTCATAGTAATATTGCCAGTGCTTGTAATATTGCCGCTGGTAATTATGTCAAGTGTGGTCGTGTTGCCTACTGTTAATACAGACTGGAGATCTTGATCTGCCGCTGCGTTAACCCACTGAATGCCTGTACCTGTAGACGATAAGATTTGACCTGCCACTCCTGCCGTTCCCGCAGCCGTAATAGTTGTAGGGTAAACCGTTCCTACTACTGTAATATTTCCCGTAAGGTTAATATTCTGGGTAGCCGTATTACCTGTGTCTAAAACATTCTGTAGGCCCTGGATTCCTCCCGCCGCAGAAATATCTGCTATCTTAAATGATACCGTGCGGTTATCATTGCTTGTGTCTGTTCCTATAATAAAGTCGTCAGCTGTAGGGGTCGTTAAAGGATAGACGGAAAGGTTTTCAATTTTAGCCATAGCTTAAGCGTTTACAAGTCTGTACATAATATCAAAAGTGATAGTGCCATCACCAAGGGTAGGGTTTGCAGTTTCACAGGCAAATAATAAATTGTCCCCACCTACGGCTGTAGTATATGCATTACCATAATTGACGGTATAGTTGGTAGGTAACCCATAACTAAAGTCAGTAATAATAGCATTTATATACCCACTTGGTATACCGCTAAACAAAAACGGATTAGCTACACCCCCAAAACCAATGACAAAATCATTGGGGGCTGTATAACTCGTGGTATTAAATGTGTATTTTACCAGCACCGATATAGGCTGGATATGTTTAGTAGCAACTCCGGGAAGAAGAATAACGGGTTGCGTAAAAGAGTTTAAAATCTGAGAAGAAGTAACAGTAACCTGTGCGTTATAGGTGTTGACGTTCATATAATCCTTCACACCGCTCATCAATACCGTCTTCGTTTTATTCGAATCGTTAGCGTCGGTTAATATAAGAAGGTCGTTATCTGCAGGGGTTACAGTAGGATATACTGTTGTGTTACTTATCTTCGCCATTTTCTTTTTGCTTCACCTCCCCGGTTTCCAAGTTGATGACAGCATCCTTTCCATAGGTTTGCATCAAGTCCTCTTCCGCGGTTTGGAACTCGCCCTTTAGCTCTTGTACTCTTAAGATAAGCCCATGCTTCTGTAGAGTTAAATCACCCAGTTGAGTTTTAATTGTGTTGAACTCAGAGTTGAGATCGTTTAATCTCTTTAACTCTGCATCTGTAATCTTTTTCATTGTAATAGATTTAAGTAAATATTACAGCAAAGATAAGGAATGTTTTTTATTTATTTTCTTTTGAGCTGCCCCCAAAGAAAAAGTCTACAATCGTATTTACTTTAGCGCTCATAGCTCCAAACACTGTAGATATAAATCCTATCTCATATTCAGAAAGCACTACGTCGTGTAAGACAAAGTATTTAAACATAGTATACGAAAGGACAAAATATGCTATAGTAAATAAAGCCGCTAATATTTTTTGCACTAAAGCATCATCTTTATACAAAGATCTCGCATCCTTTCTGTCTTCTACCTCTTTAGCAAAAGCCTCCCTCTCAGCATCAAGTAAAACTTTCTGCAGCTCGAGCTTAGCTCTATCGCGCTCTTCTTTAGTTGTAATAACCTCGTCGAGTATACCCTCAGCATTTTCTACCACCTTGCCAAAAATGCCGCCTAAGAATTTATTTATCATAATCGATATATTGTATTGTTACTTCTTCGTCGTTCTCCAAAGCCTTGGCAATCCTTGGATAAATCCTTTTATACGCGATACGGCTTTTCCCCACGAAACCGTCCGTAACCACTGAATTATTTTCTTGGGAGTCTCCAACGATAAGGCAGCCATCAGTATGTTCATCAGTGTTTCCAGTATGTATAAGAATAAACTCAAAGTTAGGAACATCAGTGATATGAAGCATACCACGGTGAATGTCGCGATATCTTTTACTATAACGGCTATGGAAGCCACCCTTTTTCCTAAGTTTAATTTCATAGATTCCTTCAGGTATTCTTGTTTCACCTTTTACTTTAAAAGCTCGGGCTTCGTCTTCTAAGGTGTAACATAAAAATTCTTTTCCCAATTCTGTAACTTCAAACAGGGCTCCGTGAGTAGAGTCTACCTGTGAACTAAAGCGAAGCACTTCAAGCCTCATGCTTATTAAAGGCTTGATAGATTTTATACCCCGTGTATGCAATAGCTAATATTAACGAAACAAACTGCAACATCTCATTGCACTGCGTTAATGTAACACCTAAAGCGCCTCCGTTAGCAGCGATAACACTTACGGTATCTTTTAATTCTTGTCCCATTTATTTTGTGTAAGTATAAATAAAAGCTTGTACTCCTGTACTATTTGTTGTCCAGTAATTCATAAGATCAAAGATAGGGAAATTACTTTTTCTTTCCGGGAGGCTTCGCTCTTAAAAACGGAGCTGTATTAGTACCTTCTGTTTTGTACTTACTCTTAGAATCTTTAATAGCACTCATTTCCACACTATGTGATCGCACTGTTTTTTTTAACCCCGCTACTGCCGGAGGAGTCTTCCCCACCCAGTGAACAATACATTCGCTATTATCCCCAGACCATCGTGCTGTGTCGGCAGAGTTCTCCATGACTTGCGTGAAGTCAAAGGTAGACGCCTCTTTTGACGTTAAGTTTGCGTAGTTTTTATTTGCGTTGTTAGCCATAATTAAGAAGGATAGTCTGTTATTACATTGGACTGATCCATGTTTGCCAAGATAAAATTATAGCCTGCTCCCGAAGCAGTCTTTGCTGGGCCTTCGTTGAGCATAACAATACTGCCCCCTGATGGTGGCGGAATCACTCCGGATGGGTTAGTAAACCTCCACCACCCTTGAAGATTTGGAGAGCTACTTAACGCTGTATTAGCACATAACTTTGGTGTGCCTTTACTGTTATCATAGTATTCTTGTACTTGCGCCGATGTTAAAGCGCTATCCCACTGTGCTATGTCGGCAATCAACCCATCAAACTTATTGAGAGTAAATCCCCCAGCCAGACCTGTGTAATTTGTTGCTCCCAAAAAACTGGTGGTGTTTGCCGAAACGTCAAGACTTTGAGTTGTCGCTACATCTCCATACCACACCGCATTGCCTGATCTGTCTACCGAGTAAACTATATGAGTCCACGTATTGTTAACCGGGGTAAAGGCCGTAAAGGTATCAGTCCAGCCCGTGAGGTTGCTTGTAAAAAATACTTTGCCGACAGCGTTAAGTCCTATCTGAAAAACTTGAGATGCCCCAAAAGTGTAATTGCCAAAAATATCCTGTTGAGAAGTACCCCCCGTTACATCAGGAGTTTTAAACCATATCGAAATACTGAAGTCGTTGGTCCCAAAATTATACATCCCAGTATTAAACGCAAGTTCCGTTGCGCCATCAAATTCTAAAGAATACTCTGCACCACACAGCGCTGTAAGGCTTAAGGGGTTACCAAAAACTTGACCCGCCGAACCTATGCCTATCCCCGTTGGCATTTAGAATAAAGCTTTAATCAGTGTTGATGTAGTAGCGGTAGCGTTAACACGCGTTACCAAGATCGGCATAAAAGATCCTTGAGCAACATTACTAAACAATGCTGGGTTTAATCCAGTTACTGCTCCAGCATTCCTTTGTGAAGCCATCTCTACACTAACATTTCCTAACACGCCTACATATAGAGACGCACCTAAAGTAGCTGAATTGTATATCACAATTCCTTCAGATGCTGAAGCCGCTACTGCTGGAGTTACCGTAAGCTCAGTGTCACTGTCTACGCTTACTACTGTATAAGCCTTCTGGGAGCTGAGTGCATATAAGATAGCGCCTTGTAGAATGCCTTTATTTTCAAACCCCGTGCCCGTTACAGTTCCCGCCACAGCAGACATATTGGTGCCTGCCTGTGTTAGAACAAATGTAGCAGGGTCAGGGATACCTACCGTATCGCTGGGTATTACGTCTATAGAATTATTGACTTGTAATCTTTGGTATGCCATTTTGTTTTTTTTTAGAATGTTGCTAACGCTACTTTTACCCATGTGTCTGTAGCGATACAGAAGTATATCTCTCCGCCACCTGCTCCGTCATTTACAAATTTTATTTGACCTGTTGTACCAGTAGCACTTGCTGAAGCTGGAGCCGTATTTGTCGTTCCGGCGCTTAGGTTTAAACTGGACCCCAGAATGGCGCCAGTTGCTCCCAGTGCTCCTCCAACAGTTACAAGACTTCCCGACTCACTTACAAGAGAGTCAGTAAGAGTATTAGCGTCAGACCACTTAGAAAGTTTTCCAGCTGTACCAGATCCATCGACTCCGCCGCCTACGCTAACAGTGTCTTTGATATCTTGCATAGTGTATGATCTACGGTCAGAGTTTGCTAACGCGGAGCCTTTGTTTGCAGTATCTACCTTAGAGGCAACTGTGTGAAATTGTTGAGTATCTGGTATAGTAGCCATGATTATTGTTTATATGGGAAAACCCTATTTAAAGTATCTCTTCTTTTGTTACAACCACAATCGGATCCAGTAGCTTTAGCTACATGGTCCACTACCTTTTTAATTCCGGTAGCAGTAGTGAACTTTTCTATAGTGTCACCCAATCCGCGTGATGGTTCGTAGCGAGTCCTTTTCATTATTTTTTACAGCCAAAGTTGTTTGCGTAGTTAGCCATCTTTACTACCTTTTCAGAATACTTATCCGTACTCTTCATGACAGCAGATGCCGCACTACAAGCGTCCTTGAATCCATTCTTTTCCGCCCACTTAGTGAAGGCTCCTTCACGAGACTTCTTAATGGCAGGGAACTTACCTTTCTTAGTACGCCCAGCCATTATTTCCTAATGCTGGCAGAGTTTCTTTCTTTAACTCCTTCATACTTCATACCGTGATCTCCCCCGTATGCGTGTCCGTAGTCTTTTTTAGACATAGCCTTAGACTCGTCTCTACGATCTTTCATTGATTGGCTGTGCGCACCTTTGTGCTTTCCGCCTAAAGACTCGTCGAGTCTGTCGTTGTAACCTTGCTTTTTCATAATTAATATGTTGATGTCATTTTTTTCTCCATGCCATAGCCTGGATTGTTTTTCATACTGCCTTCCATAGTTTTTGCAAACTCAGTAGCCTGAGCTTTACCCACAGCATTGTAAGGAAAAGTTTTAGTTTTTGTCTTACCGCTATCGGCGCATTTATAATTAACTGTTGGCATAATAAATAATTTTCACAAAGATAAGTAAAAAATAATTACGAGTTTTTGCGGATGTGTTCTAATATAATATCAATCTTTTTTTTCATCTCCTCTATATTGTCTGCAGCTTTCTCGTGGTGTCTCGAAAATTGATTCTTTACTTCGTATAAACTAAATACTAAAAATCTATACAAAGCATAAAGGGCTCCCAACAATAATACTAAGGGGAGGCCATACCCTTCAATTAACTTTAGTATCTCTTCCATCAGTATTTTCCTCTTCTGTTTTTAGGGCTTGACTTAGTAGAACCACCCTTGCCTGCCCAAAGTTTTTTGCAAGACCAATACCGAGCGGTAAGCTTAGACTTAGCAGTGCTACACTTGTGTCGCGCCTTAAAAGATTTACGCGCCGCAGGAGAATAGTTATGGCCATAGCCCTTGGCTCCGAAGTGGATCAGCTTTTCTTTGCCACCCTCGCAACCCTTGACCATCTTCTTCTTACCCGCCCGATCAGAACGCGTAACTTTATTACAAGACATTTTACTTTTATTAGCCACGGACCTTTGCTTTTTTAGTGTTGCTTACAAACTGTTTTCTCCCTTTGGATCTCTTTTTCTTTTTCGCAGTAGCCGCCCTCTCAGCTTTAGATAAAGACTTGGCTTTAGCTAAAGGGAGACACCGATCAGGATTTTTCTTATCCTTACTTGTGCCACACGCCCCAAGGATAGATCCGTCGGTACCGATGCGCACCCACTTCTCATCTCTCCATTTTTTTAAAGCGCCCGCCATAAGTTATTTCTTTTTACTTAATGACTTAAGCATCTTGTCAATTTTAGCAGCTTGACCTTTATGCATAGCCGAAGCTTTCTTAAGTTCAGCTGAAATTGTTTTTAATTTTTTCTTATCTATCATGACTTTTTATTTTTAGCATAGTTAGGATCCTTGCAATATTTACTCGCAGCCATATTAGCATAGGCCGAAGGGTACTTGTCAAAAGTTCGCTTAGCCCAAGCTATACCCGCGGGGCAAATCTTGTTTCCTTTTGTTCTTCCTTTTTTTGCCATAGCCTATAGCTTTAAACCGATTAGATAAACTATCACACCTAACATCGCATATATCGCCCAAGTGAAATCATAACGAGTAGCTGAGCTTTTCATCCGCTACACATTTCACAATCTTCTGGAGAGTCAGTATTGCATGCCATTTCTCCAGAGGCAATTTTATCCTCCTGTTCTTTTAAGCGATCTGGATCTAAGAACGATACATTACCATCACACTGGCACACATCATTAGGACAGCTGCCTTGTCCTTTACAGCATCCACAATCTTCTGATTCGCATGTCATTGCTTTGCACTCCATCTTATCTGTTTTTCTTAAATCGTTTTCTTAATCCTGAAGTCTTAACCTTACCTCCGTAAGTAGTTCCTCCTCCCGGCATTGGTTCACCAGTATAATTATTTTTAGGAGTGAAGCCCGTAACTATAGGGTATATACCTGTCTCACCTTTATTTCTTCTCTTCATCCTGCTCTGTTGGTCAGCAGTTTTCTTCAGCTTCCTCATTGCCTTTTTACCCTTACCCTCCTTTAGGGCTTTCTGAGCTTTAGCGTATGTTTTCTTTTGCCGTTTCTCTAAACGAGTTTCATTATTTTTTGATGGCATAGTTCTTTTCTTTAGTTATTTTTTTTTGATTGTTTTCTTAACGCTGAAGTCTTAACCTTACCACCAAATATCGGCTTTCCAGTATTAGTGACTGTAGCAGGGCCTCCCGCTTTAACAATCTTATCCTCGATTTTTGAAAGTCTTGCCCCAGTTGCAAATCCCATCCTCATCCTTTTCTTAAGCGCACGCTCCTGAATACGTGCATCCTTTTTTGTTTTACCCTTAGCAAGAGCTTTTTCACTCTTAGCTGCAGATTTCTTTCGGGATTTCTGTGCTTTCTTGTCAAATCTATCCTCAACTTTCTTCTTTCTCTTTTCGAGACGCTCTACTCTTGATGCCATACTTCTTTTCTTTCGTTATAACTTTGTAGCAAAGATACAAATTTAATTTAATGAAGAATACAGACTACCTTAAGTACTGGAGAGTAATCCGGTACTGGGTGAAAGCTAAGTATAACGTAGGAACTCCCGATATAGAGATGCTACTATTCCTATACAGCGAAGGGATATTTAATAAGAGTAAGTTTAAAGAGTTCGAGCAGTGTATGTCGTGGGATGAACCGCGCTTCCATAACCTCCTTAAGAACGGATGGCTACAAGTGTTTAGAAAGAAGACAGGAAGCCAAACAACATTATACCGACTATCACACAAGGGGCGAAGCCTCGTGATAAATATATATAAGAAACTTGACGGAGAAGAGATAGGAGTATCTCCACAGCTAAACCCACTCTTTAGAAAGGACGCGTCCTATATGGATAAGGTTTATAGGAATATGATAATAGAGATGAACGACTTTATAAAACTACAACGACGTCTCGCTCAAGAATAACAGTATATGGTTTCTCGTTAACGAACATCTTGTGCCCCGCTGCTTTGTCGTAGTATATAGTATCGCCAGGATCTATAACGCTAACCTCAGTACCTGGTTTTACAACTTTACCTTTCTGGTATCTAAACCCAGAGGCGTCTTCATGAGAAAGCAAAAGGCCCGACTCTGTCTTTAAAGTCTCTTCTACCTTTTCTATTACTATGTATTTACCAATCGGCTTCATCGTACTTATCTATCATTAAAGCTATATTAATAAAAGGAAGATATAAAACGTGAGACGTTACGTCTTCCAGATCATAACTTCTTATACCGATAAGGATACCTACATAGAATCCTATACTTATTTCCCAAGGTCTCATGCTCGTGCGTGTGTTATAATAGCGTTAGTACTAAGTATAGTAGTAGCCACACTTGTTGCGTTGATCAAAGCATTCTTGGTAACCTTAAGTGGATCGATAACTCCCATCTTATACATATCACCATACTTCTCATTCTTCACATCGAAGCCGTTGATGTCGTCGATAAGATCTTCCTTATCCATAATGGTATCACCATTAAGACCAGCGTTCTCCATAATCTGACGTAGAGGAGACTTAAGAGTCATATGTAAAATACGATTGGCTAACTCTTCCTCCTTCGTTTCAGCAGGCTGAGAAAGGTCGGGAGCCAAACGCCATAAAGCTAATCCCCCGCCCGGAAGTATTCCTTCCTGTAGGGCGCTGCGCACTGCGCATACCGAGTCATCGACTCGGTCAAATTTTTCTTTCTGCTCAATATCACTGTCTCCACCAACATAGATGCATCCTATACCGCCAGCTAAACTCGCGATACGCGTGTTGATAAAGTCACGCTCACCCTTGTTTGTCGTTCTCACCTGCTGCTCACGCAACTCCTCTACCCTCTTACTGCACTCTTCACTCATCTCATTACCCGTAAGGATAACAGTAGAGTCTTTGCCTGCCACGACTTTTTGTGCATGACCTAAATCTCTTGGGAGGATAAGGCTGAGATCGTCGCCAGTCTTCTCCGAGAAGTACGTAGCTCCAACAGCTAAAGCTATATCCTGCATAAGCTCGTGCTGCTTGTATCCGAAGTTTGGAGGTAGAACATTACAGAACTTTAATCCGTTCTTCATAACATTGGCCGCTAAAGTGTTTATCATATTCACGCTACACGTTCCAATGATAAGTAGCTTCTCATTCTTCTGAACCACATCCTTCAAGACATTCTCGATCTGCATGATGTTGTTGATCTCAGCATCACATACTAAAATCTTTACATCCTCTAACACACACTCGTCTTTCTTGTGGTTGTTGATGAACAATGGTGAAGTATATCCACGGTCAACTTTAATACCTGTAGTAATCTCCGCGTAAGTATCTGCCGTCTGTGAACGCTCCACAGTAACGATCCCATCTAATCCAACCTCGTTATAGGTATCGGTTATAAGCTTACCTAAACTCTTGTCGTTGTTTGCAGAAATAGTAGCTACATCTAAAAGCCTCTTACCCGTAACCTTACGAGATCGCTTACCTAACTCCTTGATTACCTCATCCACCTTCTCGCGGATAATACGTATTACCTCAGTAGAATTTACATCACCATCCATATGGTTTAAGCCTGAACGAACTAAAGCTTCCGTAAGAACAATAGCCGTAGTAGTACCATCACCCGCAATAGACGCCGTCTTGTTAGCAGCCTCCTTAACCATACGCACAGCTAAGTTCTCTACAGGATCATAAAGGTCAATACTCTTCGCTACAGTAACACCGTCCTTGGTAACAGTCAACCCCCCAAGGTGGTTCGTAGATTCTATAATGACAGTCTTGCCTCGTGGACCAAGCGTACTCTTAACCGCTTTAGATATAGCGGTGATCCCGCTGATAAGTTTTGCCCTACCCTCTTCGTCGAAGGAAAGGTCTTTAGCAATGTAACCTTGCTCTTGCATTTAAATTAGAATTAAAGTTTATAAGGCAAATATATAAAATATATTCTACACTAATATATAGAGTATAGAAAAAGTTAACACCGTATAGGCGATAACTATTATATTCAATCTGGAGTTCTCCTCCATGCGTCGGTAACGGTAAATAATCTTCTTCATCTTTTAATTAATTGGGGCGCAAAGATAATGTCGAAATGTTAAAGTACATAACGAATAGTGTACTATATATATTTATCTTGTTCTATAGTTTTTTTATTTCTCTATTCTTACTTTCAGTTTAACATTTTAACATTAAAAGAAGTAATATATTAATAATAAAGAAGTTAGAAGATGTTAAAGTGTTTTTGAGTTAACATATAAATGTTGAAGTTTAACATTGTGGCATAAAAAAGGGGAACCCGTTAAGATCCCCCTTCACTAATGTAATGGTATAATGAATTAAAACTCTAACTGTCTAAAGTTTTTCATGTTCTCAGCTACCTCGATTCCCTCAGCAATCTGATTAACCTTGCGATCATTCTCTACCGCTCTTTTAATGCGAGCCGCTTTAGCGATTCCTGAT